CTGTCTTGGGGCGGCCGCCGGAGCGATCGCGCTTCACAATGCGGCGGCGCGCTGGAACAAGGCGCTGCTCGACAATGCGGCGCGGCCCTCGGGTGCGCTGGTGCACGATCCGGGCGACGGATCGGTGCTGTCGCGCGAACAGTTCGAGCGGCTCCGCACCGAGATGGAGGCCGGGTTCGCCGGCGCGGGCAATGCCGGGCGGCCGATGCTGCTGGAGGGCGGCCTCAAATGGCAGGCGCTCAGCATGACGCCGGCCGACATGGATTTCGTCGGGCTGAAGGCGGCGGCGGCGCGCGAGATCGCCTGCGGCTTCGGGGTGCCGCCGATGCTGCTCGGGCTGCCGGGCGACGCGACCTACGCCAATTACCGCGAGGCGAACCGCGCGCTCTGGCGGCTGGCGATCCTGCCGCTCGCCGACACGATCTTCGCGGGGCTGGCGCAAGGGCTGGCCGGCTGGTTCGAGGCGCCGTGGCTGCGTGTCGATGCCGACAAGGTGACGGCGCTTGCCGAGGACCGCGAGCGGCTGTGGGCGCAGGTGAATGCGGCCGGGTTCCTCAGCGATGCGGAAAAGCGGGCGATGTTGGGCTTGAACGCGGATCACGCGGGAGGTGTGGCATGAGTGTGAGTGCGGTGCTGGCGCAGTTGATGGCGCAGGGGCAGGCCGGGGGCGCCGATCTGGCGACCTTGCGCGCGATCGCGGAAGAAGCCGGCGAACTTGGCGCGAGCCGGGCGCTGATGCGGCTCGGGCTGGATGATTCGGGCGCGGCCAAGGACATGGCCGAATTGCGCGAACTGCTCGGCGCGTGGCGCGACGCCAAGCGCTCGGCGTGGCGGGCGGCGGTCGGCTGGGTGGTGCGGATCGGCGGCGCGGTGCTGCTCGCTGGCCTCGCGGCACGGTTCGGGTTTTGGGATTGGGTGAAGTGACGGTGCCGTTCTCCCGTGGAAGCGGGAGTCCAGGGCCACGCAGTGCTGCGCTCGCGGCTCTGGACCCCCGTTTTCGCGGGGGAACGGATGGGGCGTCTGGGCTGCGCTTTGCCGGCTATGCCGCCGTGTTCGACTGTGCCGATCGCGGTGGCGACGTGGTGCGCGCGGGCGCGTTCGGGGCGGTCGGGCCGGTGCCGTTGCTGTGGCAGCATGTTGGCGCGCCGGTGGGCGTGATCGAGCAGGCCGGAGAGGATGCGCGTGGCCTGCGCGTGATCGGGCGGATCGACGATGCGCGGCTTGCCCGTCTGGTGCGCTCGGGCGCGGTTTCCGGGCTGTCGTTCGGCTACCGGGTCAAAGCGGCGGCGCGGGGGCGGTATCGTGAACTGACCGCGCTCGATCTGGTCGAGGTGAGCCTTGTCGCGCAGCCGATGCAGCCGCTCGCCCGGGTGCACGCGATAGCCTGACGGCTTTCGAGATTTTCGATGGTTTTGCCCGCGCGGAGTGCCTGCGCGGGGGTGTTTTCGCATGGGAGAATGACATGATCGAAGTGAAAGCGGATTCGCTCGAGACGAGCTTCTCGGGTCTGGAGATGGGCGGCGCGGTCGTGCGGCCGTTGCTGAGCGGCGCGCGCGAGGGCGGCCGGGGCGCGGCGTTCTCGGGGTTCCTGCGTAGCGGCAGCAGCGTCGAGATGAAATCGTTCACCGGCGTGACCGGCGACAGCGGCGGCTATGCCATCCCCAAGGAAATCGACGCGGTGATCGACGCGACGCTCACCTCGATCTCGCCGATCCGGGCGATCGCCAATGTCGTCAAGGTCGGCTCGGCGGGGTATCGCAAGCTGGTGACGAGCGGCGGCACGCCCTCGGGCTGGGCGGCGGAGACCGACGCGCGGCCGGGGACGCCCACGCCGAGCTATGCCGAGATCGCGCCACCGATGGGCGAATTGTACGCCAACCCGAGCGCGAGTCAGGCGATGCTCGACGATGCGCTGTTCGATGTCGAGGGGTGGCTCGCCGGCGAGATCGCCACCGAGTTTGCGCGCGCCGAAGGGGCCGCGTTCGTCACCGGATCGGGGGTGGCGCGGCCCAAGGGGTTCCTGCAGGCGCCGGTCGCGGCCACCAACGATGCGGCGCGCGCATTCGGCACGCTGCAATATCTGGCGAGCGGCGCGGCGGGCGATTTCGCCGCCAACCCGCAGGACCGGCTGATCGACCTCGTCCAGAGCCTGCGCGGGCCGTATCGCCAGAATGCGAACTGGGTGATGAACTCGGCGACGCTGGCGCGTATCCGCAAGTTCAAGACCACCGACGGCGCGTTCCTCTGGGCGCCGGGGCTGGCGGCGGGGCAGCCCGCGACGCTGCTCGGCTATCCGGTGATCGAGGCGGAGGATATGCCCGACATCGCCGCCAACGCGCTGGCGATCGCGTTCGGCGATTTCCGCGCCGGCTATCTGATCGCCGAGCGCAACGAGACCGCGATCCTGCGCGATCCCTATTCGAACAAGCCGTTCGTCACCTTCTACGCGACCAAGCGGATCGGCGGCTGCGTGAGCAATTCGGAAGCGATCAAGCTGATGCGCTTTTCGGCGAGCTGACGCGCCGGATGAGGGTGATCGTGGGATCGGTCGCCCTCATCCTTCCGCCGCCTTTGGCGGCTCCCTCCCTCTCCCGGTGAGAGAGGGATTTGGGTGGAGATGTTCATGACGATCGGGAGCGAAGGGCCGGGCGCGGTGGTGCTCGGCGCGGAGGATCGCGCGGCGGCGCTGGCCGAGGTGAAGGCGATGCTGCGGCTGGTCAGCGATGACGAGGATGCGCTGGTGGTGGCGCTGGCCGAGACCGCGCTGGGGCTGGGCGAAGCGTTCATCGGACAGGTGCTGGTCGCGCGGCGCTTGCGCGACGTGTTGCCGGCGAGCCGCGCCTGGCAGCAATTGGCGGCGACGCCGGTGCGGGCGATCGGCGCGGTCGAGGCGATCGGCGGCGGCGCGCTGGCGAGCCAAGCCTATGCGATCGACGTGGATGCCGCCGGCGACGGCTGGGTGCGGGTGATCGACGCTGGCGGCGCGATCCGGGTCGGCGTCACCTTCACCGCCGGGCTGGCGGACGGCTGGGCGACGCTGCCCGCGCCGATCCGGCAGGGTGCGGTGCTGCTCGCCGCGCATCTGTTCACGGTGCGCGATGCGGCGGCAGCGCCGCCGGTGGCGGTGACGGCGCTGTGGCGGCCGTTCCGCCGCATCGCGCTGACGCGGCGGACGCGCGCATGTTGAGCGGGGTGGCGGTGCGCGGGCGCACGATCGCCGAGGCAGCGCAGGCGCGCGCGATCACCGAAGGCGCGGCGCGGTTGCAGGCGGCGTTCCCGGACCTGACGGTGAGCAGCGAGGACGATGCGATCGTGCTGGTCGGGCGGATCTCGCCCGAGGATGCGCGGTTGCGCTGGATCGGGAGCCTGCTGCGATGAGCGCGGAAGCCGTGGCGCCGGCCGCGTTGCTCGCCGCGCTCAAAGGACTCACCGGGCTGAACGGCGTGTTCGAGGGGTCGCCGGTCAAGGCCACGCCGCCCTACGCCGAGATCGGCGAGACGCTGAGCGGCGACTGGAGCGTCAAGGATCGCGACGGGCGCGAGCTGCGACTGGCGGTGACGATCCGCGACGCGGCGGAGACGCCGGCGCGGGTGCAGGCGCTCGCCAACGCGGCGGGGGCGACGATCGAGGCGCTGCCGCGCGATCTCCCCGGCTGGCGGATTGCGAGCCTCGTGTTCGTGCGGACGCGGTTGCTGCGGCCAGCACCGGGGCGGTGGAGCGCGGTGATCGAATATCGGGTGCGGATGCTCGCCGCGTGAGGCGGCGATTTCAACAGACAGGAGCATGATATGGGCGCGGAGAGCGGCAGGGCATTCCTGCTCAAGGTCGGCAACGGTGGATCGCCGGTGGCCTATGCAACGGTGGCGGGGCTGCGTACGACGCAGCTTTCGATCAACGGCGAGATGGTGGCGATCACCTCGAAGGATTCGGGCGGGTGGCGCGAATTGCTGTCGGGCGCGGGGGTGCGATCGGTCAGCGTGTCGGGGGCGGGGGTGTTCACCGGATCGACGGCGGAGGTGCGGCTCAAGGGCAATGCGCTCGCCGGCGTGATCGACGACTACCGGCTGAGCTTCGAAAGCGGCGAGACGCTGAGCGGGTGCTTCCTCGTCACGCGGCTCGACTATGCCGGCGACTACAATGGCGAGCGAAGCTACACGATCGCGCTGGAAAGCTCGGGCGCGGTGGTGGCGGCATGAGCGGCGTGGCGAACCCCGCGCGCGGCGAGGCGGCGATCCGTGTCGCTGGCGAGCAGATCGTGCTGCGGCCGAGCTTCGCGGCCTTGGTCGCGGCGGAGGAGGAGCTCGGGCCGCTGTTCGCTTTGGTCGAACGGGCGGCCGCGGGGCAACTGTCGCTGCGCGAACTGGTCTCGCTGTTCTGGCACTGCCTGCACGACGCCCCGGCCGCGCTCACACGCGAACTGTTCGGCGAGGCGGTCGCGGCGGCGGGGCTCGCGCAGGCGACGCCGGTGCTGCGCGTGCTGCTGGCGCAGATCCTCGGCGGACGATGAGCACGCGCTTCGCCGATGCGGCGGCGCGACTGGCTGGGCTGGCCGGCGTCGCGTTCGGCTGGCCGCCGGCGCAATTCTGGGATGCGACGCCGGCCGAACTGGCGGTGCTGGTGACGGTGCTCGGCGGCGAGGCCGGTGTTGCGCCGCCGACGCCCGAGACGATCGCGACATTGATGGAGGCATTTCCTGATGGATGACGAAATCGACCGGCTGGTGGTGAGCGTGCGCGCCGACACCGCCGGCTTCGCGCGCGATGTGGATACGATGCGCGCCAATCTCGATGGCCCGCTGGTGACGGGCGCGGATCGCGCCGGGCGCGAGATCGAAAACGTGCTGGTCAAGGCGGCGCGGACCGGATCGCTGGGGTTCGAGGATCTTCGCAAGGTCGCGCTGTCGGTGCTCGCCGACATCGCGAGCGCGGCGATCCGCAGCGGCATCGATTCGATCCTCGGGGGCGGCGGCTCGAGTTCCGGCGGCAATGGTCTGGTGACGGCGCTGAGCGGGTTGCTGGGCGGATCGCCGGGGCGGGCGACGGGCGGGCCGGTGTCGCCAGCGCGCGCTTACGTGGTTGGCGAGCGCGGGCCGGAGCTGTTCGTGCCGACATCGAGCGGGAGCATCGTCGCCGTTGGCGAGGGTGGCGCGCGCGACGTGCGGGTGGCGATCACGATCAACGCCGCGCGCGGCGAGAGCGGTGCGGCGCTGAGCGCGTCGGGCCGGCAGGTCGCGCGCGCGGTGAAGGCGGCGCTCGCGGTCGATTGAAAGGGGGCTGGTATGGCATATTGGTTGGCGGGCACGCGGACGCATCAGGCCGAGGGCGTGATCTCGCGGTTCGATCCGCGTTTCTGGACGGTGGATTTCCCACGGCCGATGATGGCCGCCGTCACCACGATCGTGCGCGATGCGCTGCGCGTCGATGCGGTGTTCTACCGCAAGAGCGATCTCGCCGGGCTGATCTGGGCGGCGGAGGACCGTTTCGACCATCCGTTGCTCGCCTATGAGACGGCACGCGACTTTCGTGGGTGTCGGCTCGCGTTTCGCTGGCGATCGGCGGGGGTACGGCCGCTCGACGCGATCGACGGCCCGGTGCTGACGATCGAGGGGCGCGACGCGGGCGGCACGGCGCGGACCTGGTACGTGCGGCTGTGGAATTATGCGACCGGCACGCCCGAGGACGCACAGGTCGCGATCGACTTTGCGACCGTCGCGGGCGGGTTCCTGCTGCCCGACGAAGCGGTGCCGGTCTGGGCCGGCGATATCAACCGGATGTTCGTGTCGCTGGTGCCACCCGACTATGACGCAAGCGACGCGCCGCTTGCCGAACCCGCCGAGGGCTGGGTCGAGTTGAGCGGTATCGCCTGTTCGGGGCCGGGCGCGGTGCTGGCGATCGGCGACGTGGTGGTGCCGGCGCATGCGCTGGAGATCGCCAGCGGCTATGACGACAGCTACAATCTGACGCCGGCGCGACTGCTGCGTAACGCGCTTCACCTCGGCTATCGCGGCGCGATCGTCCACTATGTCGGGATGAGCCATTATTTCCGGCTCACCGTGGGCGAGGGCCTCGTGACGCTGACAGGCGGCGCGCTCAACGTCGCGGCGCGCGCGTGGCAGCGCGACTTCGCGGAACGCGCGGCGGCGCTCGGCTATGACGTGATCTGGTCGCTCAGCTACGAACTGTTCGACGCGCATTGCCCGGCGGACTGGAAACAGCGCGCGTGGGACGGATCGCCGGCGTTGACCGGCTGGGTGCCGCCCTCGACCTTGCTGTCGCCGGCGCACGGCGATGCCATGGCGTATCTGCACGCGGTCGCGGCGGAGGTGATCGGCATCGCGGTGGCGGCGGGGCTCGCGCCGAAGTTTCAGGTCGGCGAGCCGTGGTGGTGGGTGATGCCCGATGGCCGGCCGTGCCTGTATGACGCGGCCGCGCGGACGGCGCTCGGCGACCCGATCGAGATCGCCAGCGTACGCGGGCCGCTGCCGGCGGGGGCGACGGCGCTGCTCGACGCGGCGGGCGCAGTCTTGGCGGCCTCGACGGCGGTGCTGGTCGTGGCGGTGAAGGCGGTCGCGCCGGCGTGTGAGGCGCATCTCCTGGCCTATCTGCCGACCGTGCTGGCGGCGGATTCGCCCGAACTGCGGCGTGCCAATCTGCCGCTCGGCTGGGCGCGGCCGGCGTTCGATGTGCTTCAGCTCGAGGATTATGATTACGTCACCGCAGGCAACAGCGCCCTGAGTGAGCACGCCATCGCCGAAGCGCAAACGCGGCTCGGCTATGCGACCGGCGAGACCGATTATCTCTCCGGCTTCGTGCTGCGACCCGAAGACGTCGCCGGCTGGCGCGAGATCGAAGCGGCGGCGCAGCGAGCGCGGCGGCGCGGCGTGCGGCGCGGGTTCGTCTGGGCGCTGCCGCAGGTGATCCGCGATGGTTTCGTGCATTTCGAAGAGGAGACGGACGATATGCAGGCGTTCGACGATGTGCTGTTCCCGCTCGCGCTCGGCCGCGAGGCGGAGGTGGCGCCGGAATATTCCACCGTGATCGTGACGAGCGCTGGCGGGCACGAGGCGCGCAACGCGAGCTGGGCGGAGGCGCGGACACGCTACGATGTCGGGCCGGGGGTGCGCTCGGAAGCCGATATCGCGACGCTGCTCGCGTTCTTCCGCGCGCGGATGGGGCCGGCGCGTGCGTTCCGGTTGCGCGATCCGTTCGATGCGTCGTCGGGCGGGGCGGTGCCGACGCCGCTCGACCAGCAGATCGGTATCGGTGACGGCATCGCCACCCGCTTCGCGCTGGTGAAGCACTACGGCGTGGGCGCGCGGCGGATCACGCGGCCGGTCGGCGGCAGCGTGGCCGTTGCGGTCGATGGCATCGCAACCGCCGCCTTCTCGCTGACCGAAGGCGGCATGATCGACCTCGATACCGCGCCGGTGGCGGGCGCGGTGGTGACTGCGGGGTTTCGCTTCGACGTGCCGGTCCGCTTCGCCGAGGACAGCCTCAGCGTGGCGCGCGCGACCTTTCTGGCGGGATCGGCGGCGTCGGTGCCGCTGCTCGAAGTGCGCGAGGAGGCCGCATGAGCTTCCTCGATGGACCACTCTCGACGGTCGCTCTGTGCTGGCGGATCGAGCGGCGCGACGGCATCGCGATCGGACTGACCTCGCACGATCGCGATCTGGTGATCGACGGTCTGGTCCACCGCGCCGCGCCGGGCATGACGCCCTCGGCGATCAAGCGCAGCGACGGTCTCGACGCCGATACGATGGACGTGTCGGGCGCGCTGACCGGCGCGGCGATCAGCGCGCGCGATCTCGCCGCGGGGCGGTGGGACGGCGCGCGCGTGCGGCTGTTCGCGGTCGACTGGACCGGCGGTGACGCGCGGGTCGATCTCGGCGAAGGCACGATCGGATCGGTCGAGACCAGGGATGGCGCCTTCACCGCCGAACTGCGCGGCGCGAGCGCGGCGCTCGACCGGCCGGCGGCGGAGGAAACCTCGGCGGAGTGCCGCGCCGAGCTTGGCGACACACGCTGCCGCGTGGCGATGGCGGGGCGGCGGCGCTTCGCGCGTGTGGTCGCGGTCGTCGGACAGGCGGTGACGGTGGATTCGGCCGAGCCGAGCGCCGACGCTTATGGTGGCGGGCTGCTGCGCTGGTTCGGCGGCGCGAACAGCGGGCTGGAGAGTGCGGTCGCGACATCGGACAGCGCGGTGGTGATGCTGCGCGCCGAGCCTGCCTTTACGCCCGCGCAGGGCGATCTGATCGAACTGGTCGAGGGCTGCGACAAGAGCGTCGCGACCTGTGCCGCGCGATTCGGCAACGCCCTGAACTTTCGCGGCGAGCCGTACCTGCCCGGCATCGACCTGCTCACCCGGTATCCGGGCGCATGACGCCGGGCGAACGCGCCATCGCGGCGGCACGAAGCGCGGTCGGCGCGCGGTTCCGCCTGCACGGGCGCGACCCCGCGTTCGGGCTCGATTGCGTCGGGCTGGCCGCGCTGGCGGCGCGCGCCGCCGGTGTCGCGGCGACGATCCCGGCGGATTACGCGATCCGCAGCGGTGATCCGTCCGCCGCGATCGAAGCGACCGGACTGGCGCGCACCGTGGCGCCAAGCGACGGTGACTTGCTGCTGTTCGCGGCCGGGCCGGCGCAATTCCACCTCGCTGTGCAAGTGCCGGGCGGCCTTGTCCATGCCGATGCGATGCTCAGGCGCGTGGTCGAGCGGCCGGGCGTGCCGCCCTGGCCGCTGGTCGCGGCGTGGCGATTCATGGGAGACTGATATGGCGACCTTGGTGCTGACGACGATCGGCAGCGTGATCGGTGGCCCGATCGGCGGTGCGATCGGTGGAATGCTCGGCCAGGCGATCGACCGTGATGTGATCTTCAAGCCCAAGGGGCGCGAGGGGCCGCGGCTGGCCGAACTGGCGGTGCAGACCTCCTCCTACGGCACGCCGATCCAGCGCGTGTTCGGCACGATGCGGATCGGCGGCTGCGTGATCTGGTCGACCGACCTGATCGAAAGCCGCAGCACCGCGAGCAGCGGCAAGGGTCAGCCGAGCGTGACCAATTACAGCTATTCGGCGTCGTTCGCGGTGGCGCTGTCGGGGCGGCCGATCCGAAGCGTCGGGCGGATCTGGGCGGATGGCAATTTGTTGCGCGGTGCCGCCGGCGACTTCAAGGTCTCGACCGGGTTCCGCCTGCATCTCGGCGGCGAGGATCAGGACGCCGATCCGCTGATCGCGTCTGCGGAAGGCGTAGGGCTGGCGCCGGCGCATCGTGGCATCGCCTATGCGGTGTTCGAAGGCCTCCAACTCGCCGATTACGGCAACCGCATCCCCTCACTGACCTTCGAGGTGATCGCCGATCCCGCGCCGGTCGCCGCCGGTGCCATCGCGGCGGAACTGACCGGCGGGCTGATCGACGGCGCGGCGGCGACGCTGCCGCTGCCGGGCTTCGCCGCCTATGGCAATGTGCGCGCGGTGATCGAGACGCTCGGCACCGCGACCGGCGGATGGTTCGCACCCGATGGCGCGAGGCTGTCGCTGCGCGTTTCGAACGACCCGGAGCGCACCATCGCCGATGCCGGCGTGGCGGCGGGCGCGGGCGGCGGCGCGCGCGCGGTCGGATCGACCGCCGCGATCGAGACCGTGCCGCGCACGGTGACGCTCAAACATTATGATCCGGCGCGCGATTATCAGACCGGCGTGCAACGCGCCCGGCGGCCGGGCGCGGGCTATAGCGATCAGCAGATCGACATGCCCGCAGCACTCGACGCCGCCAGCGCCAAGACGATGGCGGAGGCGACGCTCGCGCGCGCCGAAGCGGGGCGGGTGCGGCGCACCGTCGCGCTCGGCTGGGACGCGATCGGCATCGCGCCCGGCGCCTGCGTCGCGATCGACGGCGCGGCGGGGGCGTGGCGGGTGACGGGCTGGTCGCTCGAACAGATGGTTCTGTCGCTCGAGTGCGTGCGGCTCGCCGCCGCCGCGCTGCCCGCGCAGGCGAGCGGGGGCAGGGTGCTGTCATCGCCCGACCCGGTTGCCGGCACGACGATCGTCCACGTCTTCGAGACGCCGCCGCTCGACGATGGCGTGCTGA